CACGTTCCCAAGCCTGCGGCATGGCGACTCTTCAAAATGTGGTTAGATCAACACATAGATACTATATTACCACATACGGAGATAGCACCCGTGTCATTTGCTTTGTGGAATGCCAAGTTCCCTCGGGCTAGACAACTTGAGAATTCTCGTGCTATAGCCAACGTAAAACTATCTAGTTCCCCGGAGGAAATTAAACTCTGGTGTATAAGAAGTTCTTTCGTTAAGATTGAACCAATTATAGGGAATTTAGAAGAAAAGAAACCGAGATTAATCCAATCCATTTCCGCGGAAGCTAATGTTATTTTGGGGCCGTGGATGCGTGCCTTTCAAAATTACCTGAAAACGGTTTGGACGATGGATAATGACCTCGCCTTCGGGTCTGGGTTTCCTATGGATGTTTTAGGGAGCTGGATGGACAAGCAGCCGGGCGGTTACTATTATTGTAACGATTTCTCCGACTGCGATGGTTCATTTAACCAGCAAGCGTTGGCGATGGAACAATCCATCTATTTACGGTTTGGGATTCGAGGTAAGGCGCTCCGCGTCTTGAAACACCAACTCGATACCCGCGGACGCACGAGACACAACGTGTACTACCATATTAGGGGAGTACGTTGTTCCGGCGATCCGAACACTACCTGCGGTAACAGTATGATCTGTCTACTTGCTTTGGTTTTCTGCGTATTACGAAGTTTGCGCGGTGACGCTTGTGTTTCTTTGCGACCTGATTGGGTCGGCCGCGGTATAGGCTGCGGAGATGACACTAATATACAAAGCAAACTCATATTGAATGTCGGGTTAGTCACTCAGTATATGGCTGAATTGGGTTTCAAGGCTAAATTGACACATGTGCCAATTCATCTTGTATCCTTCTGCAGTTGTTGGTTCTTGCCTACAAAAGTTGGGTCTTGTATGACCCCAAAACTCGGCAAGAGCATTGTGAAACTCGGCTACGCTGCTATGCCGCAGCGTAACAGTGTCGCTTGGTTGAAGGGTAACTGTGTCCAATGGCTCACGATATTCTCGCACGTAGAGTTTATGGTACTCTACGCTACAAGACTTATAGAGTTGTGTGGGACAATTGAAGCACAGTTTGACAAAACTAAAGTTGTCAACTTCCCAAGCGTGGTTCAGAAACAGAGTTTAGAAACTCTTGTGGTACTGAACTTGATTTATGATATTACGGATGATGATATACGATCTTTTATTCTTTACTTGCGTCAAATTAGGTTGGATACTCATCTGGAACACCCCTTAATTACCAAACTCTTGGTTACTGAGGGGTTATTAAATTGATCTAGATGTTAGCAGCAATAGAGGGCA